ATTGATACATACGATACATTTTAGCATCTAGTTCTTCTTCACTTAGTTCACCCATACAAGCACAACCATGTTCTACTAATACATCAATCCAATAGGCATACTCTAGTTGTTCTTCTAATGAAAGCATTTCTTTGAAATATGCTTCATTGAATTTATCGTCTGGTGTCATCTGTTATGGTGTTGTTTGCTTTTAATATACTCTTTTACTATACCTGATCTAACAATATCGTCTACTGTAAATTCGTTTAGGTCAAACCATTTAGGCATCTTTTCAAGTACATATAAAAATTTATCAATATCCTTTTCAGAGTTCTTTTGAAAATCTGTCTGGCAAGTATCACCACAGAATATAATCTTAGAACCCTTTCCTAATCTGGTTATAATAGAGTCTGCTTCGGCAGATGTTAGGTTTTGGTATTCATCTACTATCACAATGGTTTCGTCTAGTGTTATACCTCTTACATATGAAGTTAGCATAAAATCTACAATGTTATTCTTTTTCATCAATCCATAGGCGTCACCTCTATTAAACAATTCATTGCATATTCCAATGTAAGGAATTTCATAGATTGCTTGTTTTTCTTCTAGTGTTCCAGGCAGGTGTCCTATATCTCTGGTGGCAACTGCAGATCTTACAATAACAATCCTTCTGTAGTTTTGTTTGGAATTAAGGATTTCATCAAATGCTTTGTATAAAGACATAAAGGTTTTACCTGTTCCTGCTGAACCTGATAATACCTGCGATTTACCTGTGTCGTAATTGTTGAAGAAAGTTGTTTGAGAATCAGTTAATGGGACTACTTTTTGTAGCTCTAGGTGTTGTTTGTTCATCAGTGCTTTTGCTGAACGGATTGTACTCTTCTTTGCCATATTATAAAGGCCCTTTATGAGTTAAATTATAAATTATTTATAAAAAACCCTCAATTAAGAGGGTTAGAGTGTGTTATTTAACGTTCATCGGGAAGTCATAGTTTGACCGTCTAATGTTTGGATAGAAGTTCTTGTACCATACAATTCGTCCGTCACGTTTGATTGCTACTGAATTACAGTAATAAGTATCACCGCGTACTTCAGCCGCTCTATATAATAACCAACACGTCTTTACATCTTTACATAGATATGTACCAGATGGCCCATTCCATTTATCAACATCCATAGTCACATTAGCATATGCGGATGATACAATCATTGTTGATAATATTGTCCATAGCACCAGTGCTGAAAAAATACCCATTGCACGTTTACTCATTTTATCCATAATTTAATTTTCTCCACTTGTTTTTGACAAAAATAGTTTCTATCTTCTTGTGTTATATAAAACGCAAATACTAAAGCACTTGCCATCATTGTGTTAATTATCCAAAGTTCCATTCTTATTTGTGGTCTTTATATGTTTGGATAAATGCTTTAAAAAATCTATATGCTCTTGGTAAAAGGCAATGCATTTTCCACATACCATATAATGCGTTTATATTATCTCCAATATTCATCGTTTTCTCCTTGTTTTTCCTCAAATCTAGTCACAATAGTGATGTCCCCTATTTAAGAAAACATCACTATAATCACTAAACTTTACTTAGTTGGAAAGTTATATTGTGAACGGTGGTCATCATAGTTAGAACCAAACATATCCCCATCGTCATCAATTTCATTTACCATATTAGTAAACTCAGTTGAAAACCAACGTGGGTCAAAAAAGTCGTATCCATTATATGCGAACATACCATTGTCGTATTTATTATCATCACTTAACGGAAATTCCATATCGTTATTTGCACCAAAAAATGCGTTTGCAGATACAGACACCATAAGTGCCATAATTGTCATTAAAATTTTCTTCATTTTCACTTCTCCTATATTATATAAAATTAATCCCAATACCCATTACTTTCATTATAAACAATCACATCCTCATCTGTGATCTGTGGGCATTTCGTCTCGGTTACTTCATAAGTGGTATCAACAAACCACGTTCCGTTATAAAACTCTGCAATATAATCAGTTACACCATTTGCAGATGCATTAAACGCTACTACAGTCATAACCATTGCAATAAACATATTCTTCATTTTCACTTCTCCTATTAAATAATAAATGGTTTATTTTATAAAGGTCAACCATCATTAAAACCTATTCTCACTTCTATTTATACAACTATATTATAATATTCTAATATAGTTTCTTAATAAAAAGGGCTGACTTTAAACACCAACCCTCTTTATATAACTCTAGTTTAACTTATTGTTTTTAATTAAAAAGTTACTTTAAGTTTAACAGATGCAACACCATCAACATTTTCAGTCTTTGAGTATGCATATTCCATAATACCACGTTCCAATTTACCAACATATGTAGTTGCATCATTTTTATTGATGTACTTACCTGTCACAGTACCTAAAGTTGATGCAGTTGTTACCACAACACCATTCAAGTCCTTACCGTTAGTAGCATCAGAAATATCACCTAATACACCATCATCTTGTGTAATAACTGTCGCATCATTTACATCAATCATAACACCAGTCACATCAAAACCACCAGCAGTAGTTGTAGCAACAAAGGCAGTATTACGACCAACAGATGTATTTTGTGTTTCTGTAGTTAAATCAACACCTGCAACATCAAGTTTTGCAGTTACAAAACGATCTGAATTTGCAACATTTTGTACACTTAGATCCACACCTGCAACGGTTACAGAAGCATCTACAGTCGCATTACCATCGCCTGATACTTGACCAACACTTACACCAAAACCAGCAACATCTGTACCAATTTCAAATTGATTAGCAACAGCAGATTTCTTTTGCAATACACCAGAACCATTTTGTGTTTTATAGTTACCCGCTTTAAGGTCTAAACCCTCAACACCCGCTTCAACAAATACCTTATTAGTAGTTACAGTAGAACCACCAGTCAAGTCCTCCATCATTACAGTTACCTTAGCACCTTCAGTTGAACCAACCAAAGTTAGGTCTAGGTCTTGTGCAAAAGTGGCCGCTCCACCGTCAGTCCAAGTGCCTTCATAGTCACCAGTAATACCAAATTCAGCGTTAGCAGTCATAGATGTAGCAACAACAGTTGCCATTAAAATTTTCTTATACATAATTTTCCTTCATTAATTAAATTATAGCAAACATATTATAACTCTTTAATATATTTACTTAGATATATATAACACATTTTTCGTATTTTTGCATAAAATTTGTTGTATTTTCGCAACATACAATTTTAGTTAATATATGGGTATATTATACCATACTAATATTAAAAAGTCAAGTTTTTATGTAATTATTTTCTACTCATCCCACAATGGTCGTCATCAAAGAATGCTTCAGAATTGATTGATTTATCATCAATATACAAGTCATATGACGGTTTATTGTTCATAAGCAATTCGTCGTACTTAGCACCCCATATTTCTAGTTGCGAAGTTGTTATTTGTGTAAAATCAACACCACTGCGACCACCACGTGCTGTCCAATATGTTATATGATTTCCTTTGTCATATAACGTATTAATGCGTTCTATACGTTCCTTTATAGGTTTACATTTATTGTACGGAAACCCACCAAAACAAATAGTTTCGTCAATATCCACAAATATTCTCATTATTGTACCCTCACTCTAGTTCCAATTGCACCAACTTCAATAACCTTTTCACCAACAGATTCAAGTGTACGTTGTATTTCAAATGCATCACCACGATCTACAATTAGTACCATTCCAATACCATTATTGAAAACCTTTCTAAACTCAAACTCATCAATATTACCATATTTCTTAATAAACTCAAACATATCGTTTTTAGGCTCTGCATCGTGCCATACTGGTCGCAAATTAATATCTTCACCTAATAAGCGATTTACGTTTGCTCTGCCACCACCCGTGATATGGGCAATTCCGTGAATTGACGTCTTATGTTTCTTTAATGTATGTAGGATTGAATTAACATATATTTTAGTAGGTTTCAGTAAATCTTTAAACAAATCTGTAGGTATATCCTCATTAGGAACGTTTTCAAGTACCTTTCTAATCAAAGTATAACCATTAGAGTGAAAACCACTTGAAGCAAGTCCTAACATAACATCACCATCAGAAATAGCAGTACCATCAATAAAATCATCCTTAGGACAGGCACCTACACCAAAACCAGCAACATCAAACTCACCCTCACCATACATATCACCCATAATAGCAGTTTCACCACCCAATAGTGGCACATCACCACAAAGATGCAGACCTGTATTAATACCAGCAATCAGATCCATAGCGTCCATTTTAGTCAAATCATTTACTGCAAGATAGTCATTAAAAAATAAAGGTTTAGCACCAGTGCATACAATATCGTTCATTACCATTGCAACAAGGTCAATACCCAAATTACTAATACTCACACCTGGCTCATCTTTATAGTCATTATATAACATAACTTTAGTACCTACACCATCTGTAGATGATATTAAATAATCCTCACCAATATCAAATGCACCACCAAAACCACCTAACCAAGGCATTTTCTTGGCCAATCTTGCATTAAAAACATCCTGCTCGTGCAGGTCTACTCCACTTTCTTTATAATTCATCCCATTTTCCTATTGGGCAATCAGATGATCGTATTCTTGCTTTAACAAGTAACATACAACCACACAAATTGCAATAATTTATCCAACCCCTATTTTTAAGGTCTCGGACGTGTTCACACTCCTTGCATACTGCAAGTCGTTTCTCTTTTAATTCTTTTGTTTTCTTTTTATGATATTTCTCAAAATTTGTCTGCGACATTTTTATCTAATCTAATCTCTTCAAATATAGGCAGGAAAAGTGATTTTTTATCTTTGTTTTTGTCTTGTATCACTTCATTGTATTTCACTGTGATGATTTTACCAACAATATCACCTGCAACCATTTTACGGTCTTCATCATTGAATCCTGATCCAACGTGTACCTCTAATCCACCATCAGCACTCACGCACGTAACAGAACCCATAAGACCCTCAATACGTCCTGTTCCTTCATTCCACTCAGTCACTAACAAATCTGCTTCAAGTTCTGCTTTCATCTTTACTTGATATTTAGAACGTTTATCTTCCCAAGGGGAGTCACCATTCTTTACAATAACACCCTCTTCACCATCACTTAATGCTTCATTAAATAATAGTTGTGCCTGTTCAAAGTTATCAACAAAAGCAGTAGTCTGTATTTCAATCAACTGTTTATCAAACGTATTACTAACCTCATCCATACGTTGACGCAATACATCTAACCTATCAAAATAAGGTATATCACACCTCAATGCCTTAAAATCATCTAAAGGAATTAAATCCCAAGCAACCAAACGCACCCTTTTAACTTCCTCTTTACTTATTGTACCTTTAACTGCTTTATTTAAAATACCATTACCAGTCTTACGATCCAATACATATTCTAAGTTCTCATCAAGTACAACCAATTCACCATCTATAACTGCAGACCTGAACTGGTCTAAAGTAGCACCGCTTGGTTTTGAATAAAAAACACTACGCACAACCTCATCAAAATGACCGTGCAATTCAATATCCTTTCCGTTTCTACTACGTATCTCAACATTACCATTTGCGTTCATAATAATGTTTGCTCTCATACCATCGGACTTTATTTGTACAATTGCAGGGTATTTAATATGTTTGAAGTTCTTTTCATTATATGCACTGGCAAGCATACAAGGGTATTTTTCAATAAAACCTTTACCATAAGCCTTATTAACTGTGCTTACATTTACACCACATTTAAGATCCTTCCCAATAATACGTGTAACCACATCTGCGTCTTCAAGTGTCAATGTTTCCAAAACCATTTTTAAATGGTCACGTGCATCATTACCAGTCACAACCCTATCAGATAGCATTTTTAATTTACCCAATGCCCAATCCAAGTCTAATTTTTCAGTAGTAACATCAAATATAAAATCAGGTATTTTGCGAATATAATATTGTGTATATGGGTCTAGAGTAGCCTTAACCACACGTTCAAATAATCTATTATCTAAGTTTTCTTCTAAAACATTAATCTTAAATAACCTTCCATTATCACTTTCTAACTCTTTTAATATTTCACTTACACTTTTAAGCATTAATCAACCTCACTTTGGTTAATCCACACACTACAATTAATAGCAACATTACGTGAATCTTCAAAATACACATCTAAATCAACATTATCATATCTAACACCAATAATAAGTTCTTCGCCGTGGTAATTTTCAGTAGTCATAATTTCCATTTTATCCACTGAAAAATCCTCTACTTCAACTTCTTCCTCTAAAGCAAAGAAAGTACCTTTATCTGCAGTTTCGTAAGTCATAATATACTTGTGACCTGCATAATCATCTTCCTCATTAGATGGTATATATGTTTCATTTAATTCAGTTGTTCCAATTTCTTCATTTTCAAATACCATTTCACCATCAACTTGTACATCCAATTTAGCACTATCAAGTGTACAAACAGTTTCATGTATAATAATATTATCTGCATCCCAAATTGCATTGTGGTATTCACCATCTTCCGATTGTAGAAAACGCATTTCCATAGGAATAGAAACAGAAACATCTTCGTCATCCCAACATAAACAATAATCAGTTAATTCGTCTTCCCTATCTTTCCAATAGTCGTATTGTGCTTCAGTAATAGGAATATTAACTTCCTCACCACCATATCCCCAGATACTAACATCATTAATTTTATTTACCACAATACAATCTCCTGTTGTCTAATTACATTTTTATGACCACCACCACCTGTTTTAAACAATGGTGTACTTAAAATTCTATGTCCCTGACCATCACATTTAGGACATTCGCCTGGTTCTTTGTACTCAGAAGATGGTCGGTTCATTTCAAACACGGTGCCACACTTTTCACATCTATATTCATATATCATAACAACAATAATCCTAAACTAAAAATTAAAATTTGTGGAGCGAAGTTCAATAATATTGAATTTTCTTTCCACATTAAACCAACTACTGTCCAACCAATAGCACCAATTAAATGAACAATAATATTGATTGGATACATGTCTAAAGTATGAAGAACAATAGCAATTAAAACCATTGTTGCAGAAAAATACTTTAAATAATATACCCACCTATGATTACACTCATCCCTCATTAAAAATCTCCAATAACATCCATCAAGTTTTGTAACTTATTCATCACAAAATAATTATATAACTTTTTCCTAGCACCTTTTGGTTCTTTCTTAAATGCGTTGAGAATATCATTTTGTAACAGTTCAGGCACTTCATCGAATTGTGTCAAACGTGAATTGCGTTGCCACCTTTCCATCATTTCTTCGTTACCTTCACAAATTTCTTCAGGTGTTTGTGTTAACCACACTTCAAGTTTCTTTTTACTGATTGGAGTTTGTCTAATACCTTCCACAAGAAAATCATCACCACTTAAAAAGTTTGGGATACCATCACCACGGTCACCTCTAATAATATGTTCTTTAGCATACCCAATTGGATCTGGATGTCTTACCCATTTCTTCTGCATAGGTGAATACTGTCTAACATTTTTGTACTTATGCAATTGAATAAAATCCTTATCACTAGATAAAATAAGTATCTTTTCTTCCATATGTTTATACTTACTTAATACACCAATAACGTCATCTGCTTCAGCGGCCATCACGTCAATGGTTTTATATGGAAAGTTTTCTTTTAGTTCTGCCTTGATTTTATCAAACCAACCAAACAAAATGTCCCAATCAAATGCCGATTTATCACGTCCACTTTTTCTTGCGTGTTTGTAGTTTGGAAACACATCACGTCTCCAATAATGACGTGAATCAATACATAATACCAATTCACCATATGTTTTACCAAACTGTTTACGGTATGACCTAAGTGTATTTAAAACCATATGACGCAACAAGTCTTCACTTACATCATTCATTGATTTGGCATGGGACATTAGACCACCAACCATCACTTGTGAATAATCAACTAATATCATTGTTCCAATACCTCCATTAATAATTTTCTAAAATCATCCATATCCCTTACCTTTACATCTTTAATTTCAAGGTCAGCATCATCACTAGAAAATATTAATGATCCAATTTCTAATCCAAACCCATCAGATGGTGGTTTTGTTTTAATTTCTTTTTTCTTATTTGGTATTTTTTTCTCTACCACTTCTTTTCCTTCATCAGGCATTTCATCTAAAAATTCCATATTATTTCCTTAATATAAGACCATCATCGAAACCACCAAATTGTTCACGTTTAGACACACGTGCATTAATAACCTCTTCTAATG